CCCCTACTACACTATAATCTGCACATTAGATACCCATCACCAAGAAACACCCCCCGTCATCACTTTGTACCTCCCCTACCCCCCACCCCTATATATTTTTAAATTTAGCCGCGCCGTATATAATATTTTTGTGGGGAGTAGGTTTAGCTTCATGAGTCTTGAACAAGGTCCTTGGCAGGCACCGGCACTCTTTACTTATGTTCTTGCCTGCTTCTCACACCCACATAGAAAACGGCAAAAACTATGCACATTTAAAAAACATGTATATACTCTGCGCATCGGAGCCACAAAAAGCACTGAACAACTATGCCTGCTATTAACGTAGAACCAGCAACTGGTCACCCCGTTCCATATAATACGTCCGACGAAAAACCGGCTACGTTTAAGGATGAGCTGACGGTCACGGCAAATACTGTAGACTTGCTTGAAGGTTTAGGCATGCAGGTAGAAGCCAGCCCTGCTGATGTTGAACGCATCAAACGACTCGTCGCTGAGGCAATCTCAGGACAGAAAGCATCTATACTGCAACAACCCACCGCAGCCTTTGCAGCTCGTGAGTTCCTCAAAGCGTACGGCAACCAGTTAGCCATGGATGTACATGAGGTACGTTCAGCGGTGACAGCTAAGCTCATGGAGCTTGCCAACTGCGGCGACCCTAAGTTTGAGTTAAAGGCACTTGAGCTGCTCGGCAAGCATAGCGACATTGGCTTGTTCACTGAGCGCAGTGAGATTACGGTCAACTACAAATCATCAGGTGATCTTGAGAACGCAATTAAAGATCGAGTGCGCAGACTGCTCAATGCAGACATCGTGGACATCACGCCTATTGGGGATGATCTGGATGCTGAGTTAGGTGTAGTAGACCTAGGCGAAATTAAAGAATGATGGGTCCAGCTAAAAGCTTGTTGGAAGAAGTGTCCCTCAAAGACATACCTTCGATATTGGCTAAGCTGACTGAAAGCGAACGACACCAACTGCTCGTTGAGCTTGAGCGACTACAAGAACTAAAAGACAAAGAGCTGGCGCAAGAGAAGTTCTTACCATTTGTTGAGCGCGTCTGGCCTTCGTTTATAGCAGGGAGACACCATGCAAAGATGGCTGCAGCATTTGAAGAAGTGGCTAACGGCACTTGTAAGCGCCTTATCATTAACATGCCTCCTCGTCATACAAAGAGTGAATTTGCTTCTTATCTATTACCTGCTTGGTTTCTGGGCAAATTTCCCGGCAAAAAGATTATTGAAACTGCCCATACCGCTGAGCTTGCTGTCGGTTTTGGACGTAAGGTACGAAACCTTGTGGATTCAGAGGCGTATAAGTCTATATTCCCAAATGTTGGACTGCAATCTGATTCTAAAGCAGCGGGTCGATGGGCGACTAACCATGGTGGAGACTACTTTGCTATCGGTGTCGGGGGTGCTGTTACGGGTAAAGGCGCGGACATCCTCATTATTGATGACCCACACTCAGAACAAGAAGCCACAGTAGCCGAAAGTAATCCTGAGGTATACGACAAAACGTACGAGTGGTATACATCGGGGCCTAGGCAACGTCTACAGCCGGGCGGAGCCATTGTCATTGTGATGACAAGGTGGTCTAAGAAGGACTTGACAGGGCAGGTATTGAAATCTGCGCTACAACGCAGTGGTGAAGAGTGGAAAGTCATTGAATTTCCAGCAATTTTGCCCTCAGGTAACCCACTTTGGCCTGAATTTTGGCCTATTGAGCAGCTAGAAGCCCTCAGAAACGAGTTGCCATCAGGTAAATGGCAGGCTCAGTACCAACAACAGCCAACTTCAGACGTAAACGCTATTGTTAAGCGTGAATGGTGGAGGAATTGGGAAGAAGATACCCCGCCGCCGTGTGAATTTATCATTCAGTCATGGGATACGGCGTTTTTAAAGACCCAGCGTAGCGACTATTCAGCTTGCACCACGTGGGGTGTGTTCTACCAAGACGACGATGCGGGGTTTTCACAGGCTAATTTGATATTGCTCAACGCAATTAAGAAGCGCATGGAGTTTCCTGAGCTTAAGCAGCGTGCGTTTGAGGAGTGGAAAGAGTGGGAGCCAGATGCGCTGATTGTTGAGGCAAAAGCGTCCGGTACGCCGTTGTTATTTGAGCTGCGAGCCATGGGTATACCGGTGCAGGAGTATACGCCAAGCAAAGGTAACGATAAAATAGCTAGACTTAACGCAGTAGCTGATATATTTGCGTCAGGTAGAGTGTGGGTCCCGGGTACACGTTGGGCTGATGAGTTGGTTGAGGAAGTAGCGAGCTTCCCGTCAGGCGAGCATGATGACTTAGTGGACTCAATGACTCAAGCGTTACTGCGGTTTCGTAGAGGTGGGTTCATACGGCTGGACAGCGATGAGCCAGAAGAAGTTCGTGAATTTCGTCGCAGAAAAGCTGCGTACTACTAGGACTACTCATGGCAACTCAAAAATTCATGGGCAAGAACCAACTTATAGACCGGCTATCTGCACAGGTGGGTAGCAAGAGTGCTGCAGTGACGATTTTAAAAAAACGTGGACAACTGAAAGCTGATGGTGAGACGCTCACTGCTAAAGGTAAGAAGCGCGATGCAATGACAGCAGAAGAACGTGCCAAAGACCGAGCTTCTAAGCAACAAAAAGTTTCAGCGTCTGAGTTCACTTACAACCCTAAAACTAATACTGCAAGACGGAAAGGTTAAATATCATGGCGATAGAAAAAAGTTTGTATGCAGCTCCTCAAGGTCTTGATGTATTAGGCCAGATGAACGAAGATGAGCCTGCACTTGAGATTGAAATTGAAGACCCAGAGTCAGTGACGATTGGCCTAGATGGAGAACCAATACTTGAGTTCACAGCCGAAGAAGCTGAAGAAGATTTTAGTAAAAACTTAGCTGAGGACATGGATGAAGATGAGCTTCAGTCCATTGCCAGTGAGTTGGTAAGTGACTATGAAGATGATGTGTCAAGTCGCAAAGACTGGATGCAGACGTACGTAGACGGGCTTGAGTTACTTGGTCTAAAGATTGAAGAGCGTATGGAGCCGTGGCCCGGTGCGTGCGGTGTGTACCACCCACTGTTGACTGAGGCACTCGTTAAGTTTCAAGCCGAGACAATGATGGCAACGTTCCCTGCAATGGGGCCGGTTAAGACTCAGATCATTGGTAAAGAGACACCTGATAAGAAAGAAGCGTCTCAACGGGTTCAGGAAGATATGAACTACCAGTTGATGGACAAGATGACTGAATATCGCCCTGAGCATGAGCGCATGTTGTGGGGCTTGGGTCTGTCAGGTAATGCGTTCAAAAAGGTGTACTACGACCCAGCACTTGAACGTCAAGTGAGTATCTTCGTACCAGCAGAAGATATTGTGGTCCCCTATGGGGCATCAAACATTCAAACCGCTGAGCGTGTCACGCACGTTATGCGCAAGACCGAAAACGAGTTGCGCAAGTTGCAGGTGGCTGGGTTTTATTGCGACGAAGATTTGGGCGAGCCAAATAACACGCTTGATGAGGTAGAGAAGAAGATTGCCGAGAAGTTAGGGTTTAGGGCAACTTCAGATTCACGCTACAAGCTGCTTGAAATGCAGGTCAACCTAGACCTAGCAGGTTATGAGCATAAAGATGAAGACGGTGAACCCACCGGTATTGCCCTGCCGTATATTGTCACGATTGAAAAGGGTAGCAACATTGTCTTAGCAATTCGTCGCAACTGGGAGCCTGATGATGAGACTCATGCGAAGCGTCAACACTTGGTTCATTACGGCTATGTTCCGGGCTTTGGGTTTTACTATTTTGGCCTTATTCATTTGGTGGGGGCGTTTGCAAAATCGGGTACGTCGCTTATTCGGCAATTAGTCGATGCGGGTACGCTAAGTAATTTGCCCGGCGGGTTTAAGACTCGTGGGATGCGCATCAAGGGCGATGACACACCTATTGCTCCCGGCGAGTTTAGAGATGTAGATGTACCAAGCGGTACGATGAAAGACAACATCTTGCCACTCCCGTACAAAGAGCCAAGCCAAGTGTTGCTGGCTCTGATGAACCAAATCGTTGAAGAGGGTCGCAGGTTTGCGAACACGGCTGACTTACAAGTTAGCGATATGAGTTCACAAGCTCCAGTGGGAACAACACTGGCAATCTTAGAGCGAACGTTGAAGGTGATGAGTGCTATTCAGGCGCGTGTTCACTACTCGATGAAGCAAGAGTTGGGACTGCTCAAGAAGATTATTGCTGACTACACACCTGAAGATTACAACTATGAACCAACTGAAGGTAGTCGCAAGGCTAAAAAGTCTGATTACGATAACGTTGACGTTATTCCTGTTAGTGATCCTAATGCCTCGACAATGGCGCAGAAAATCGTCCAGTATCAGGCCGTTTTACAGTTAGCAATGCAAGCACCACAGATGTACAACATGCCGTTGCTGCATCGTCAAATGCTAGATGTGCTGGGTATCAAAGAGGCTAATAAGTTAATTCCGATGGATGAGGATCAGAAGCCAAAAGACCCAGTGAGTGAGAATCAAAATGTGTTGATGATGAAACCTGTGAAGGCGTTCATGTACCAAGATCATCAAGCTCATATTGCAGTACATATGTCAGCAATGCAAGACCCAAAGATTATGGCGTTGTTGCAAAACAATCCTATGGCTCCACAGTTGCAAGCCGCGATGATGGCGCACATCAACGAGCATCTAGGGTTTGAGTATCGCAAGCAGATCGAGTTGCAGCTTGGTATGCCACTGCCACCACAGAAAGATGAGTCTGGCGAAGATGTCAATATGGACCCAGAAGTTGAAGCTCAGCTTGCCCCGATGTTGGCAATAGCAGCGCAGAAATTAGTGCAGAAAAACCAGCAAGAAGTTCAGGCACAGCAAGCTCAACAGCAACAGCAAGACCCGTTGATTCAGATGCAGCAACAAGAGTTGCAGATTAAGCAACAAGACCTACAACGCAAGACGCAAAAAGATCAGTCTGATGCGCAGCTTAAGCAAGCGCAAATCCAAATAGAAAAAGCTCGTGTAGATAATCAGGCTAAAGCTGAAGGCGTACGTATTGGGCTTAAGGCAGAGCATGACCGCAAGAGCTTAGAATCTCAGCAAACCTTGGAGAGTATTCGCCTAGGGCTGGATGCGGAAAAAGGTCGGCAACAAATTGATACGCAGAAACAACAAATAGCAGTACAGCAACAAAATAACCGCAACAGACCGACAAGAGGTTAATGATGGATGCGTTCGAGGTCATTGTTAAAGAAATTGATGACAAAGTAAAACAACTCTTTGAGTACGTAGGTACAGGTAAAGCCGACACGTTTGAAGAGTACAAAAGACTGTGTGGTGAGATTAAAGGTCTTCTCACTGCGCGGGGTTATACCCTAGACCTTAAAAACCGCATGGAGAACTCTGATGAGTGAAATCCTTATCGGCTCAAACCCCGATAATCCGCAAGTAGTAGGTATGTACCGCTCTGAGGCCACCGCCGACGAGAAAGCAAGTCAGTTACCTAAGCCATCTGGATACCACATTCTGTGTGCTATCCCCGAAGTAGACAAAATGTACGACAGTGGACTGGCAAAAGCTGGCGAGACTATGCACATTGAGGAGGTACTGACTACAGTGTTATTTGTAGTTGAAATGGGTCCAGATTGCTATAAAGACCCAAACAAGTTCCCATCAGGGGCATGGTGCAAAAAAGGTGATTTTGTGTTGGTCAGGCCCAACTCAGGTAGCCGCTTAGTGATTCACGGTCGTGAATTTCGCATGATTAACGATGATACGGTTGAGGGTACAGTCGATGACCCACGCGGTATTAAGCGCAAATAAGGAAACAACATGGACCAAAACCAATTTAAGTTCCCCGATGAGATTGATGACGATGACAAACTTGCCAAAGGTGGCAAGGTAGAAATTGACATTGAAATCGAGGACGATACACCCCCCGAAGACCGGGGCCGTGAACCAATGCCTAAAGAGCTGGTTGATGAGCTAGATAAAGACGAGTTAGAGGAATACTCCGACAAAGTTAAAGTCCGTTTCAAACAGCTTAAAAAAGTTTGGCATGACGAAAGACGCGAAAAAGAAGCTGCGTATCGTGAACAACAAGAGGCTATTAACTACGCCCGTCGAGTTGTTGAAGAAAATCAACAATTAAAGCAACGTTACGCTGCTGGCGAAGTTGAGTATGTAGCAACTGCTACTAACGCCGCTGAATTGCGCCTAGATGCCGCTAAAAAAGCCTATCGTGAAGCCTACGATGCGGGTGATGGCGATAAGCTCGTAGACGCCCAGCAAGCGATGCAGGAAGCAACATATGAGTTGCGGGAAGTAAAGAAATTTAAAGCACCTGCTTTACAACGCGAAGAAAACGCGGTACAACAGCAACAAGTACCACAACAACAGCAAGTTACCCCACCTGATCGTAGAGCAATGGCGTGGCAAGAGCGCAATAGCTGGTTTGGTCAGGACGAGGAAATGACAGCAGCAGCGTTAGGTTTACACGAAAAACTTAAACGAAATGGTGTCGTTGTTGGGTCGGATGATTATTATGCGACATTGGACAAAACAATGCGCAAACGGTTTTCGGAGAACTTTGAGTCTTCTGAAACAGAAACGAAGGCCGACCAGCCCCGTACAAAATCTAGCACCGTTGTGGCACCTGCGACCCGCAGTACTTCACCCACTAAAGTGAAGTTAAAAGCTAGTCAAATTCAAATTGCCAAAAAACTTGGTTTGACGCCTGAACAGTATGCCCGCGAACAAATTAAACTGGAGGCCCAATAATGGCTACCGATAGACTTACCCGTGAGTTAGAAACCCGTGCAGTTCAACAGCGTCCTCAGCAGTGGGCGCCTGCCGAATTGTTACCTGAGCCAGATAAACAGGAAGGTTTTGCTTACCGCTGGATTCGTGTTGCTGCTTTGAACCAAGCCGACCCACGTAACCTCTCTGCCAAACTCAGGGAAGGATGGGAACCGGTAAAGATTGAAGAACAACCAAGGTTTCAACTGCTAGTTGACCCCAACAGTCGTTTTAAAGACAACGTTGAGGTTGGCGGGTTATTACTCTGCAAAACGCCAAAAGAGTTTGTTGACCAACGTAGCGAATACTACGCCAAGCAAACACAAGCTCAGACGGATGCTGTGGACAATAATTTAATGCGTCAAAGTGATGCGCGGATGCCACTCTTTAAAGAGAGCCGGTCCTCGACAAGCTTTGGTAAAGGTTCATAAATTTAACTATGGAGTCTTAAATGGCTTATCCTACCGTTTCAGCCCCTTACGGGCTAAAACCCATCAATTTAATTGGCGGTCAGGTCTTTGCAGGCTCGACCCGTCTAATGGAAATTGCATCGGGTTATGCTGTTAACATTTTTTACGGCGACTTTGTAAAACGTGTTATCGGTGGCACTATTGAAAAAGACACTGGCACTACTGCTAACACTCCTTGCGGCGTGTTTCTTGGTGTGAGTTTTACTAACGCTTCGACTGGTCAAGTCCAGCAACAGCAATTTTATCCTGCCAGCCAAGCAATTAAGTCTGGTACGAAAATTTTTGCAGTTGTTGCAGATGACCCAGATACGCTGTTCCAAGTCGCAGTTTGCTCATCGGGTACTACGATGGCTACTGTTACCAAAAACGCTATCGGTACAAACATGTCAATCTTGGCAACCGCTGGTTCAACAGCTACAGGCAACTCGTCTTACTCAGTTCTGAGTACTTCACCAGCCGTAACAGCTACGTTTCCAGTTCGCGTCATTGATGTTGTTCCTGAATCAGCCCCCTCTGCTACAACTTACGCAGAAGTGATTGTGAAGATCAACTTTGGCATCCATCAATACAACAACGCCACTGGTTTGGCAGTCGCTTAATAGGAGCTAAATCATGGCTATTTCACGCGCACAACTACTTAAAGAGCTGCTCCCCGGTTTGAACGCATTGTTCGGCTTAGAGTATGCCCGTTATGGCGAAGAACATAAAGAAATCTACGAAACTGAGACTTCTGAGCGTTCTTTTGAAGAAGAAACCAAACTGTCTGGCTTTTCAGCCGCACCTGTTAAGAACGAAGGTTCTGCAATTGCGTATGACAATGCTCAGGAAGCTTGGACTGCTCGCTATAACCACGAAACCATCGCCTTAGGGTTTTCCCTAACGGAAGAGGCAATTGAAGATAACCTGTACGACTCGCTGTCGGCTCGTTATACCAAAGGTCTTGCCCGCGCAATGGCTTACACCAAGCAAGTTAAAGCTGCTTCTGTTCTTAACAACGGCTTTACCGCCGGTTACGTTGGTGGTGACGGCGTTACTTTGTTCAGCACTTCGCATCCGTTGGTTTCGGGTGGCGTTAACAGCAACACTCCAGCAGTCGCTGCGGATTTGAATGAAACATCGTTGGAAAACGCTGTTATTCAGATCGCCGCATGGACTGATGAGCGCGGTCTGTTGATTGCTGCCAAGCCTAAGAAATTGATTGTCCCTCCTGCACTTCAGTTCGTTGCAACTCGTTTGCTCGAAACCGAATTGCGTGTTGGTACAACCGACAATGACATCAATGCACTTAAAAACAACGGTTCGATTCCAGAAGGTTATTCAATTAACCACTTCTTGACCGACACCAATGCTTGGTTCTTGTGTACTGATGTACCTAACGGCATGAAGCATTTTGTCCGTACACCACTGTCTAATTCAATGGACGGTGACTTTGATACTGGCAACGTGCGTTACAAGTCACGCGAGCGTTACTCGTTTGGCTATTCTGACCCGCTTGGCATGTACGGTTCGCCCGGCGCGTAAGCGTTAAGATGGTGTCGTTATGGTGAGACATACAGATCGACAAGACTAGGATTTCGGTTTGAATCCGAAACACCATCAGCCCCACCCAAAAGGTGGGGTTTTTTATTGCTTGCTTTTATTTTATTTTGGGTTATTATTGCTTTACGACTAGGACTAAATGCCGTATCAACCCGCCTAGGGGACGATGCACAGATGATACGGTGACTTGTGCATAAAGGATTCCATCATGGGTTTCGCTACACACCTCGGCCCTTGGCTGCTCGGTACGGTTAGAAATACTACTGGCTCAACTGTCGGTACAATTGAAAACCTCGGCGCTACGATTGTCAGCCAAACATTCAAAAAGAACTACACCGGTCAAGCTGCCTCAGCAACGACTGACACTCTTTGTGTATTGCCAGCAGGCGCACAGATCGTAGACCTTTTCATCGACACCCTTGTTGCTTTTACAGGCTCAACCGCTGCTAATTTGCAAATTGGTAATGGCACAACAGCGGATTTGTACTGGGCAACAACCGACATTACAGCGCAAGGTCGCCAAGGCTACACAGGCGCAGCCGCAAAACTGGCAAACTGGGCAGGTGCTACTTCTACCGCATCACCTAACGGTATCGGTATTGGCCCAACAGACGTTAGAATTGTTGCCACAATGACACCAACCGTTGCTGCCGTGACTGCCGGTACTGTTCAATACACAGTAGTGTATGTGGTTGCTAATTCAAACGGCGCACAGTTCCCAGCGTTAGCTTAATCTTCTAAGGGGGTTCGCCCCCGCTTAAACTTTGGGAGATTACTATGATGCAAACTGACGTCAAAGCCGGACACCTAAACAACACTGGTTTTGTGCTGTTAGGTCGAACACGGCTTAAAGCATTATCTACTGTTGGCTCTGCTACTGCGGGTACACTTGATATCTTTGACACTACAACTGCGCCGGTAACAACGGCAACCTATGCTCGTTCTGGTACAACCGTTACGGTAACTAGCACTGCTCATGGGTTATTAACTGGTGATGTGCGTGGTTTTGCTTTTGCAACTGCTTCTGGGTCATCTGCAACCAACGGTAATTACACAGTCACTAGAACCGGCGCAAACACATTTACTCTTACTGACATCAACTCAGGCACAATTGCCGCGAGTACGGCTATGGC